GAATTTGACCATAGGGGTAGTCTTGAAAAGGGGTTGATTATGAACAAAAAACCGCCAGAGTTGCATTTAATTGATGGCACAAAGCCTAATGATGGCGATCGTGTTATGTTGCCAGCGACAATCAAGAAAAGAATTCCCAAAGCCGAGTGGCTTGATGATCCTGAAAAGTGGGATAGGGATAGGTTCATTGAGGAAACGGCTGAGTTTTTGCACGATGTTTACGGGATTGGCTCTGACCAAGATCGACACACTTTGGCTATGCTTGCTGACAACATTGAAACCTATGTTAAATGCATGGCTGGTATTAAAAAAACTGGCATCATTGCAAAATTTAACAACGGGCAGACAGTTGGACCATCACCGTTTTTGTCTGTTAAAAACAAAGCGACTACGTTAATCATACAGCTTATGAATGAACTTGGGTTAACACCTCGGGGTAGATTAACAAAACAAAAGGCGGGTGACGAATCACCTGTTGCAAGAATACTACGAGGTCCAAAAGGATGAATTGGCAGGATGGCATCGTATACGCCAAGGAAGTAGCAAAGGGAAACGTCAATGTATGCCGAGACGTTCGCTTGGCGTGTCAACGGTTTATTAACCAATATGAGAACAAAGAATGGGAGTGGGTGTTTGATGAGGATTACCCGCAGCACGTTCTGGACTTTGCTGCACATTTGAAACACACCAAGGGTCACATGGCTGGTCAGCCTATTGTGCTAGAACCCTTCCAGATATTCTTTATATGTGCTGTCTACGGATTTCGGGCAAAGAAAGACCGTTCACGACGAATGGTGACTGATGTCATTCTATTCATTCCTCGCAAAGCAGGCAAGTCTACTTTGACCGCTGCCATAGCACTTTACGAACTGGTATTCGGGGAAACTGGCTCGGAAGTGTTTACTTTGGCGACCAATCGAGAGCAGGCGACGATTGTGTTTGATGCGTCTAAAGGCTTTATTGAGCGTATGGATGCCGAGTTTGCCAGCATCTTTAACGTGTCTAAATACGAGGTCAAAAAGACTGGCGACACGCAATCCATGTTCAAAGCCTTGTCTAGGGACACCAAAAAGACAGGTGACGGTAAAAACCCTAGTTGCGTTATTGTGGACGAAGCGGCACAGATTATTGACCGCAACAGTATCGAAGTGTTGCATTCCGGCATGGTTGCCCGTAAAAACCCCTTGCGTATCTACATCACGACTGCCAGCTTTACCAAAGACACCAAGTTTTACGAAGATATGTCTATGTTGCAATCTATGTTGCACGGAGAGGCGACTGACAACCCTCGGTGGTTTGGGCTGCTATACGGGCTTGACCCGCAGGATGATTGGCGTAGCCCAGAGGTTTGGGCTAAGGCAAACCCCATGCACGGCATCAGCGTATTTGAGGACGCTATTGCACAACGAGCGGAAGAAGCCAAACACAAGCCAGCGGCACTAAACGAGTTTCTTTGCAAAACCCTGAACATCTACGTTTCGGCTAATACGGCATGGGTTGACCGGGCGCATTGGGATGACAAGTCTTGTATCGGACTGACTGAGCGAGAGCCAGAAGCCGTGTTTATCGGGTTTGACTTGGCTGCAACAAGGGACTTAAATGCTGTATGTACATTAAAGCGGTACGGCGAACTAGATTACGAGGCACATTGGCAATTCTTCCTCCCCGAGGCTGGCTACGAGTTAATACCGAAACATTACCGAGACATATTCCGTGTTGCCGTCCAATCCGGCATATTAAAGCTGACTGAAGGTAATGTGATGGACGACAGGGAGATTTTTGAATACATCCATAGTGAATGCCAAAAATACAACGTGAAAGAAATTGGGTACGATTCTTACAACAGCGCAGCGTTGGTTGCTAGGCTGTACGAAGCTGGATACCCAATTAAAAAGGTTGGGCAAAGCATGGCTGTGTTAAACAACCCTTCTAAGCACGTTGAAAAGCTAATCATGTCAAAAGCCATTAAGCACGATGGCAACCCTTTTGTAGGATGGCAGCTTGGAAACTGCGAGGTTTACATAGACCTTAACGACAACATTAAGGTTCGTAAAAACGAAGCAGACAAAGCAGCTAAGGTCGACGGGATAATTGCGATGATCATTGCTATGCACTCAAGCCTTGACAACCCTTATGTATCAAGCAACTTTGGTTTTAGAGTGTTTTGACTTAAAATAAACAAAGGCTGTAAGGGCGGCAACCCAGACAGCCTTCTACCAACTCGATAAAAGGGTATCAAGATGGATTCTCAAATTCTAACAAAAAAACTTTGTTTTCATTGCAAAACAATAAAATTAACCCAAGAATTTAACAAACAAAAATCAGCAAAAGACGGTTTACAGTCTTATTGTAAAGAATGCGCTCGTATAAAGCATAAACAATGGATAAAATTAAACTTAGAAAAATTAAAGAAAAATTTGTCAAAGTCTTATTTTAATAACATCGAAAAAAGAAAAAAAACAATGAAAAATTACTATGAAAAAAACAAAAATGAGATAAAACAAAATGTAAAAGAATGGGGAGCAAAAAACAGAGAAAGATGTAATCAATACATAAAAAATTGGGCAAATAAAAACAAAGCAAGAAAAAACGCATCTGTTAGGCTAAGACAGACTTTAAAATTAAAAGCAACTCCAGTTTGGGCAGATTTAGAGGCAATCAGGGTTGAATACGCTCTTGCAGAATGGTGTACACAAGTTATGGGTGAGCCATATCATGTTGACCATATAATTCCTTTGCGTGGGAAAAATGTTTGTGGATTACACGTTCATAACAATCTACAAGTCATTCGTGCAAAAGAAAATAGTAGCAAAAGCAATAAATTTCATGTATCTTGATGCCAAATAATTGAATTTTGGGGTTTGACCATGGGAATGTTGGACATTTTCAAGAGAAAAAGCAAAACTGCTAACGAAGCAAATATATTGTTTGGGCAGAGCCAGCTTGGAAACGCTGTCATTTACCAAGGCGCACCCGGTAAACAATCTTACGCTCAACAGCTTCTTTATGTCACAACATCCAGTGCCACAAGTGCTGGCAGAATTGTGGATATGTCTGTTCTTACAAGGAACAGTACAGTTATGGCTTGTGTTGGGGTTAAAGCTAGGTCTTTGGCACAACTTCCAATCAGCATTATGAGTAAAAGCGATGACGGTGTTTTTGTTGACGCTATTGCTTCACCGAAAGTTGGCGCAAGAGACAAAGCAAAAGCTAAACAAGTGCTAAACCTCTTGCGTAATCCTAACAACTTTCAAAGTCAGTACGAATTTTGGTATCAATGGAGTATGTGGCAAGATTTGGCTGGTGAAACCTTTACCTTATGGTGGAGAGCCAAGCAAGATGACCCGATGCAAACTCCAATCGAGATGTATAACTTGGATGCGTCACTAATTACGTCGCAATTGACAGAAACAAGGTATCCAACTTATCGCTTAAGCACCCCGTCTTATGGTTTTAATCACAACGAGCCTTTAGCCGCTCATCAAGTAATGCACATCAAAGAGGCTGCATGGCAAGGTTCAGCGGGTTTTAACAAGGGAATCCTAGCGACTGAACTGGTAGCTTTAGACCAAGATATTGATCTTTACGCTAACCATGTCATGCAAAATGGCGCAAAACCGTCCGGTATGTTTATTACAGAACAAGTTATTCCAGATGCCAAATACAAAGAAATTGCTGCTAGGTTGAAGGAAGCATGGGCTAGTATGACTGGCTCTAAGGCTACGGACGAATCCAAGCCCGGGCAGGGTATGCTGCTAGATCAAGGCATGAAATACCAGCCGCTAGATATGCTTACCCTGCAAGATACCCAAACAGCCGAATTAAAGACGCAGACAATGAAGCGTATTGCTGGTTTGTTTGGCATTCCCCCAGCGATGATTGGTATCGCCGACCAAAAATACAATAATACTCAGACGATGATGGACGAGTTTTATAAAGCGACCATGTATCCGATGATTATTAATATTGAGCAGAAATTAAACTACCATTTGCTCAAAGGTTACCCCAATTTGTGCATCCGATTTGACACCAAAGATTTCCTAAAAGGTGCGGCTTTAGACCAGATTAACTTTGCGGTGCAAGGTGTAAAAGCCGGGATTATTACCCAAAATGAGGCTAGAGAATATCTCAATATGCCTAAATTGCCCGGATATGACGACCTTATGGCTGACGGGAAAGAGCCTGACCCCGTACCCGGCTCTAGTCCTCAAGACACTGGCGGGGGCGGCGGTAATCAAAAACGCAAAAATAATATCGGTGCGACATGATTAAAGCCATATTAAATAAGCTATCTTCACAAATACGGAAACCTAATGTTAAACTACCGACAAAACCACTACGTCCCGAAAAGATACAAGACAATAATCAATCTATTGAGTATGGGGCAATAAATGAAAAATCTAACGTTGGTGTGCGAAGCCCAAGTTAAATTAGGGCAAGATACAGACGAATCAAAGTCACCTAGCGGGAAGATTGAAGCCCGAGCTACGACATGGGGCGCAAGAGAAGGCGCAGATGGACGCAAATTCTTTTACAAGCCGGAGGGATTCCAGCAATGGGCTGATGAATTCGCTGCGGCTGGTAAACCGTTGCCGATGTTTCTGAACCATAACGATATGGGTATGCCTGTCGGACAGTGGGACGAAATCACGATGGACGAGCAAGGAATTACCGCATCTGGACGCTTGTATCTAAATACCGTTGGTGGTTCTGACCTTTATTCTGTCCTTAAAGAATCCCCCGCTATGTTTGGCGGCGTTTCTGTTGGCGCATACGCAGACGAAGCCTGCTGGGTCAACAAAGAAGGCGACATGATTGGCGATGATTCGGATGAATCCGATTCTTACTTCCAAATCACCAAAGGTGGGCTTCAGGAAATCTCTGTAGTTATGTATCCCAACAATCCCGAAGCCAATATTCAGAAGCTAGAATATTTTGATGCCGAGGGTCATGCTAACCCACGTTCGATTGAGAAGGCTTTGCGTGAGGCAGGGCTTTCGAAAAAAGATGCGACCACCGCATCTTCTATCCTGAAAAAGATCATTGAGCAGCGTGATGCCGCACAAGAGGTCTCACAGGAAGCTACTGAGCAGCGTGATGCTGATGCGGTGGTAAACGAAGCTGACAGCATTCTCAAAGCCATTGAGGAAAGAGAACTGTTGAAGGCACTTTCTAAACGCATTTAAGGAACTATTATGTCAGAAAAAATCCTAGAGAAGTTGGACGCTATCGAAGCATCTAACCTCGCCAAGATTGACGAAGTAAAAGCAGCAGCCGAGCAAGCTGTTGAGGATGCAAAAGCCTCTTTTGAGGAAAAAGTTGCAGCCCTCGAAGCTAAAGTGGCAGCTATTCCCGCTCCCGGCGTTATCAAAACCTACAAGACGATTTCGCAAGAAGTCAACCGTATGGTCAAAGAGCAGATTTCCGATTTCTACAAGAGCGGTGCTAAGGTAGAGAAAGAAATCAAGATGTTTGAAGATGCTGGTCAGTATGACGCATTCCTAAAAGAAGCCTCGGCTTTGACGGGTGGCGGTGCTGGCGTGGGTGGTCGTACGGCTTACGATCCAGTGTTTTACCCACTGCGTCTTGAGAACCCTTTGCGTGGTGTTAGCCGTGCTGTTGCTACCGACGGTTCTACCTATCAGTTCCGTGCAAAAGTTGGTAACACTGGTCCAGCTTGGGGCTACTCAATTCAGAACAACGGTGCTGGTACGACTGTTGCAACGAACATTTGGCAGCTTACCCTGCAAGACTTGAACGTTCAATTCCCCATCCGTACTGCTGCATTGGATGACATCGACGGTCTTGAGAGCAACGTTGTTGCCGATATGCTGGCTGAATTTAGCCAAGCTGAAGCGCAGTCCATGATTCAGAACAACGATCAAACCGACTCGCCCAATACATACGGCGGTACGTCTGGTCTGCGTGGTCTGGATCAATACGCTGGTGCTAATGCTGTCTACGCTGGCGGCACGGTTTCTACCGCTGCTTTCGGTTCGTCTGGTACGGGTTCTTCCTCCGGTCTGCATAGCCTCGCTACTTACGACCAGTTGACAACCAACGCCAATACGGTTGGTGCTAACAACATCACCTACAAAGACGTTGTTAACTTTATTTACTCGCTGCCACAGCAATACTGGACATCATCTGCCAAGTTTGTCATTAGCCCCGTTTTGCTCCAAGCAATCCGTGGTTTGACTGACGATCAGAAGCGTCCTGTGTATATCGACGGTCTTTCCCGCACGGATGGCATCGTTGGTCAGTTGCTCGGCTTTGATGTGGTTGTCAATAAGTACCTTGACACTCCTTCACAGCTTACGACTGGCGCGGCTGGCACGAACAGCTTGTACCCGATGTATTTCGGTGACTGGCAGCGTGGTCATACCATTGTTGACCGTTTGAACATGATTCTGCGTCGTTACGACCAGACATTGCCCGGTTTCATCACCTTCTACGGTGAGAAGCGTTTGGCTACGTCTGTTGTCGATCCGTTCGCAATCGTTCGCTATCGTTCGACTGGTACTGCGACCTAATAGTACGGGGGCTGGTTAACTCCAGCCCCATCTTCATTACACTGGAAATACTATGAGCCTAATCCTTGAATCCGTAAAGAAAGCCCTAGTTGAGGGGAATGCGACTGTTAACTTGAAGGAAGCGTCAACCCTAACTGGTTCGGGTTCGGACGTTGGCGGTAGAGTAATTTATGATGATGCGTTTGCTGCACTGCGATATGCCAATCCATTGAGGATGGTAGCTAGACAAGTGCAAACAATCGGCTCAGATTTTGCGTTTGTGGTCAAAAAGGGAAATTCCACTGACCCAACAAATCCTTGGGACTATACGGTTAAAACCAACGTAGGTAGCCCAAATCAATCGACGGCGTTTTGGCAGCTTCCAATTCGCTCTATCAACGCTGTATTGCCTATCCGCTCGGCAATCATGTCTGACATCAATGCGCTGGAAGAAACGGTTGTTGCTGACCTTGCGCTGGAATTTAGCCAGACTGAAGCACTTTCGATGATGTTTAATAATGACCAGTCCGGCAGCACAACTACACTTTACGGTGCTGAAAGCGGTCTGCGTGGCTTGAATAGCTACCTTGGCTCTACGTCTGCGGCATCTTTTGGAACTAACGGTTCGGCTATTACTAACGGCATTCACACGATGCTGCAAGTGCAACAAGCCTCCGCAACGGCTGTTGTGTACGATGATTTGGCAAACCTGATGGCTGCTTTGCCACCGCAATACCTGCACCATCCTAAGACCGCTTGGATGATGCACCCGACAACCATTAATGCGTTGCGTAAACTGAAAGCATCTACCACTGCTAATAACTTCTTGGAGGTTGGCGATGATGATGGCGGCGCAGTTGTATACATTTTTGGTCATCCAGTTATCCCAAATCCATATATGGACGTAGCTGGCGACGGCAAATTCCCCGTATATCTGGCTTGCTGGGAACTGTTCCTGTCTATCGTAGATAACGAAGTAATGCGTCTTGAGCGTCTTGAGCAGACCGCACCCGGATTTATTTACCTGTTTGCCGAAAAGCGTGTGTTGTCCTCAATCCGTGACGTATTCGCTGGTGTCCGCTTGGTTGGCGTTGCTGCTTAAAGGATAGGCTATGCCGTTGGAATCCCTAGCTGGTTCACCGTATCTAGGCACAAGCCGTAACCCGTTCAATTACCAAAAGATTGAACAGGTAGATCGGGATATTACGACTGCGTGGTTGACGCTGGACGAAATCACGCAACAGCTAAACCTATTTCAGGATGAGAGCCAAGATGTTTACCTCGAAAGTATTGAGTTGGCTACACGCATGGCGATTGAAGATTATCTCGGTTTGGCAATCTTTCCTGTCACTTATAAAGTCTACTATGGAACGATGCAAGGCTTGGGCGGTACGCAAATTGCGCTAGATTTGCCAGAAGTGTCGCAAGAATTCCAAGGGTCAAGTGGTATCACAATTAATACCGTAGGCTATTGGAATGGCGACGCTCCACCAGTATTTGTGGAGTTGCCAGATACGCAATATATGTACGACCCGACTGGTAACAAAATCATGGTTTCGGGTTTGCCGTCTGACGTTAATACGCAGATGACGAATCCAATTGTCGTGACTTACACCACTAATGCAAATCCAATTGCCCAATATCCGGTCATTAAACAAGCCGGATTGATGCTTCTGACTCATATATATAACAATCGCAGCAACACGACTGAAAAGCCGTTATTTAACATTCCTTTTGGCGTGTCGCAATTGCTTAGACCTTATAAACCACTGGTGCTTTGATGGCAATCGCACGGTATGAAAATGTGGTCATTAATAACCTTACACATGGAAAAGATGCGTATGGGGAACAGACAACGACAATCACTCCGTGGTTTACTTCCAGAGCATCAGTTAAGGATGTCCGTAATAGTGTTCGCATTTCTGACCGCTATCGAGTGTATTCTGATCTGGTGGATTTGACGTTTCAATATACGCCCAATATGAAGCAGATTGTGGACGATCAAGACAAGTATTCTTTTGTTTGGCGTAATCGGGATTGGCGTATTACAGATTGTTTTGAAAGCGACGACCGGATGAGAATTACTTTCATTTGCTACCGTAACGACCCACAAGCACCAGTATGAGCCAGCAAAATCCTCTTATCTATGCGAAAGGTTTTCAGGCACATTTGTCTGGGGTGGTTACTCCTGTTCCGGTGTATGCGAACTTCAACAGGAACTTTTCGACTGAGCCAAAGTTTATTACTTGGCACATGAGGAATATTCACCAAGAGGTTTATACCGGTACAAATCAAAACAATAAAGGAATTGATCGTCCGATATTCCAAATATCCATCTTTGCCCAGAAGTTTGAAGATGCTTTAAATATTAGTAATACCATATTACAATCAATGCACGGTTACAGCGGTCAGATTGGGAATGAGTTTTATGTTTCTAAATCTGACGTTGCTTGGCTTTATAATACTTATGACAATGAGATCGGATTGCAACAGATTATTCTGGATTGCACATTTGATATACCTACATGATAAGACTTTGTTAATTCTTACTGAGGAATAAAAATGGCACTCCCTAACAAAGTTTTACCCGGTTTTAGCGCATCCCTGTATGCTCAACCGACTGCATCCCCTACCCCGTTGACTACGGCTCAATTGTCTCTCGTTGCCAGCGTTGCTCCTTTGGCTGTTGCTGCCAATCTGGTTAATGTTGAGGCTGTTCCTGCGTTTGGCATGGATGATGCTGTCGCTTCCTACTCTATCGCTGGAAGCCGTCAATCTGACAAAATCCCGACTCAAGCTGCACCTACCAGCTTGACCGTTACCGCTCCGTGGAATCCCGCCGACACGATGCTTGGTTTGATTCGTGATGACGCATACAATGGTACGATTGATCGTACGTTTGTCATTGGTGCTACGGATGGCACAAACACCGTTTATTACGCATTTAATGGTCGTGTTGGTCAATTCCAGATCGATGCTCAACCCGGAGCAGAAGCCAAGGCAATCTTCACGATTCATCCCCGTGGCAACCAATACGGCTGGAGCAACAACGCATGAAGCTAGATGACGCAATCAGGGAAATTCTGACAACTTATCAATCACTTGATGTGGTTGTTCGTGGGTTGCCAGTTGACCCACAACAGGTTGCGGAACGTCTAAAAAGCGCAGAGCATGGAACGGGTGAGCATTTTGCCCTTTCCTTGCTTGCAAAACAGTACCCTTATGTGCCGCCTAAGAAAACGGCTAAGGAATAAGGAAATATGACTACAATACAAAACAGCCAAGACCTCCTCAGTTATTTGTTAAGCCAAGCCAATTCTGGAGTAAAGAATTGGTTTGGTTATACTCAGCAACGCATCACTGGCATTTATTTATGTCATCAGATTGCGACCCATCACGCTGACAAAATGACTCCTGAGGAAATAGCGGATTATGTAGTCAGCCTCAATAACTCGATTTACTCGAAGATTATTAAGGGTGACGGAAATGGCGTATAGCGTTAAGATCGGCGTTGAGGGAGTGCAAGAACTCCAGAATCTTTTTGATGAAATGGCTAATGAACTTGGACCAAAAGATTCTCAACGCATATTAAATAAAGCCGTCCGCACTTCAATGATTCCGGTATTAAACTCGGCAAGACAGCTTGCACCTGTAGATACCGGAGCATTAAGAGCATCGCTTCAAATTGAAGTTAGAAAGCCAACCAAAAAAGATAAACGATCTAAATATGTGTCAGAAAATGACACAGTTATTGGTTTAGTAACGACTGCACCAGCTTCTAAATTAGCAAAAACCAAATTCAAAAATATGCGTACTGAAAGCAAGTTTATGCAGATCGGTATTGCTAGTGATGCTCGTGCTGCGGCTAATGAGTTTGGTACGGCTAAACTTGGTGCAAGACCATTTATGCGTCCTGCTTTAGAAAGCAACGCACAAAACGTAGTAAACAGTCTTAGCGTTAATATTGCAACAGCATTGAGAAAATACAAATCTAAACACATGAAAAAAGGTTAATACATGAACAAACTATCAAGCGCATTTGGTCAACAGTTTAAGCAAGATAATCTACGCATCCGGTCATTTGAATATAACGGACATACGTTTAAAGTAAAAATTCCGTTGACAGTAGAATCCGAGGCGATTACTGACAGATTGCTTAAACCTGACGAAGAAAAGGTGCAAAAATATTTTGACGAATATGCCAAACCGTTTTTGGATAATAAAGAAGAAGCCAAAGGTTCTGGCGTAGAAGTTGAATTTACAGATGACGATGTAATTCTGTCTGGCAGATCATTAAAGCAATCTGCTAGAAATAAAGTCATGCTTGAAATGCGTGTGACAGAAATGTTCAAGCTGCTTGTCCCGGAACAAGACGATTTTGATATGCAACAGATAACATACGAGGAAATCGACGAGTTATTCCCGTTGCCTGTGCAAATCGAAATTATGGAGCAGATCAGCGAAGTTGTCTCTCCGGGGTATAAAGATACAAGGGGAAAATCCTCAGGTCAGTCCGCAGGCAAGTAAAGGCTTACCTTATTGCTCACGGCACTGACCCGAAAACACTTGACGAGGAAACGTTTACCGATCTGTGCATTATGTTTAACGATGGTGTCATCGGCAATCTTGGCATTATTGAAATACTAGGCACATTGACGGCTGGACAATTCAACAAAGTATTGCCCAAAGGAACTAGCCCTTATAAACTATCGGATGTGATACCAAGGGTTTACGATTACCTGTACCCACCAGCGACAGAACAAGAAAAGAAAGAGCAGGCAAGTCAAAAACTGCTGGCGTTCGCTATGATGAGTCCGGGTGCGCCAGATATATTAAAGGTAAAGTAAATGGCTAACATTGCCCGTCTTGGCGTAACCCTTGGTCTTGAATCGGCTACCTTTCAACAAGGTATTGCCTCCGCTAAAAAATCCCTATCAGAATTTGCCGCAAAACTTCCCGCGGTTGGGGCTGTTGCTGGGGCGGCATTTGCAACAATGGCTTACAAAGCCATGTCATTTTCTGATGAGATTGCCGACCTTTCAGACGCAACCGATGTGAGCGTATCTAAGGTTTTGCAATTAAGCGATGCTATGCGCTTGGCTGGTGGCAAAACGGAAGATGCAGGAAAAGCTCTCATTAAGTTTTCAGAAAACATCGATACCGCTGCACAAGGCAGTAAGCAGATGCAGGATGCGTTTGCTAGAGTCGGTATTAGCCTGCAAGACTTGGCAAAACTGTCCACCGAAGATTTGCTTCAAAAAGCAATTAACGGCATATCCAAAATGGACGATGCCGCTACTCGTACTGGCGCAAAAATAGAGTTGTTTGGTAAAGGAATGCGAAACGTTGACATGAAACGTTTTGCTACAGAAATCGAAGAAACTGCGGGCAAGTTTGACAAATATGAGGCTGGTGTAAAAGCTGGTGCAGACTTAACTGAAAAGCTAGAAACCAAAACCAAACAATTAACCATGTTGTTTACCAGAGAGGTTATCCCGGCTCTGGATAAATTGTATGATGCCTTGGACATGAAAGGCTCAATGATTGAAACAATAATGGAGAAAATCGGCAAAGGGATTAGTAATGTTGCCGGAAATATTAATTATCTAAAACTCGCCATTGAGCAGTATGGTGCAAGTTACGATTACTATATTAAAAATGAAATGACATATATGGAATATCAGCAAAAGCTGAATGACATA